TACTACCGTAGAGTTGCGGTTAAGAATCTTATGTGAGTTTTTCTCACAAGATTATACAAGACCTCCTTCGGGGGGTCTTTTTTTTATCTAAATAAAAATAAGGATATCATAATCAAAATGAAACCAACACCGAGAGAAACAAAAGAAGCAGTTGAAAGATACAATTTTGTTGTTGGGCACTTAATCAAAGAAGGTTATGCTCAAGACAATGAATCTGCAGATTTAATTATTACTGGCATGAGTGAAGAATGGTATAATACTATTACCAATGAATGAGAATATAGATAATGGCAACTGATCAACCAGAAAATAGAAATTTTTTATCTCCTACAGGATTTAAATTTTCTCTCAAAAGAACTCCTAAAGTTTCATTCTTTTGTAATTCTGCAAACATTCCAGAATTAACTCTTGGAATCGCAGTTCAACCAACATATTTAAAAGACATTGAACTTCCAGGTGACAAGTTAATTTTTGGAGATCTTACTTTAAGATTTCTTGTAGATGAAGACTTAAAAAATTATCTAGAAATTCAAAATTGGATGCGTGGAATTGGATATCCAGAAAGTTTAGAGGAAATTTATACATTTCAAAAAACTGGAACTATAAATCCAAAACTTGAATCACAAAAACAACTAGGTCTTTTTTCTGATGGCACTCTTCAAGTTTTAACAAATTCATCACTTCCAAATTTTCAAGTTGCCTTTAAAGATTTATTTCCATATTCGTTGGGAACTTTATCGTTTGATGCAACAGCAATGGATGTTCAGTACTTTACAGCAGACGTGAGTTTCAAGTATACTATCTACAATATAGTAGATCTTGGCGGTAATCTTTTATGAGTATAGACCTTGATGTAATTCAAAGAATATGGGAACAAGATTCCAAAATTGATACAGATAATTTACATACAGAATCACTAAACATCCCCGTTCTTCATTCAAAATATTTTGAAATGTATAATACAATTCTTTTATTAAAGAAAAGAGCAGAGCAACAAAAAAAAGGCATTAGACATCAACGATATGAATACTTCACTGGTAAAGCAGACCCCGATGTTTATGTAGAAAATCCCTTTCCTAAAAAAGTAAGAGACAAAGAAACACTTCAAGGATATTTGGATTCGGATGAAAAACTATCACAAATTTCTTTAAAGGTCGAGTACTACGAAACAATGCTCATGTATATCGATAGCATTCTTAAAATGATAGCAAACAGAACATATCAAATTAAAAATGCTATTGAGTTTATGAGATTCAATGCAGGACTAGGGTAATGAATGACGACTTATACACAATAGAAATCAATATTGGAGATATAAGAATTATTCATCAAGGATTATCTCTTGCTCTTAAATATTGGTCAGGAGGTGATCCGCAAGAACAAATACAATTAAATGCAATGAAGAACTATTTTTATAAGATGATTTTGGAATATCAATACGATAGTATGTAAATAAATACTCATAGTATTATGATTACTATGAGTGACGTAATTATTGAAAAGAAAAATGAAGTACACCTAAAACTTCATTGCGACCCGCACGTTTTATATGAACTTCAACCTTACTTCACTTTTGAGGTTGAGTCAGCAAAATTTATGTCTCAATATAGAAGCAAACACTGGGATGGAAAGATTCGACTATTAAGTTCTCATACTGGAGAAGTTTATGTTGGATTACTAGATAAAGTAATTGATAAACTTACTCTTCACAATTACACATATGAGTTTAAAGAAAATAAATTTTATGGAATGCCGTTTGAACTGAATGATGACATTTCATACGAAGGTGTTAAAGATTATATGCAATCTATTTGCTCACATTCTCCTAGAGATTATCAAATTGAGGGAGTATACGATTCTCTAAAACATAATAGAAAATTATTGATAAGCCCCACTGCGAGTGGCAAATCTCTGATGATATATTCTATTGTAAGATATTATGTTGAAAAAGGACTAAAAATTCTTTTAGTTGTTCCAACGACATCTCTAGTAGAGCAAATGTACAAGGATTTTCATGAATATGGTTGGGATGCTGAATCATATTGTCATCGTATCTATGGTGGGAAGGAGGTGACAAATATACATTCTGTGACTATTACAACTTGGCAATCTGTGTATAAGTTAGAACGTTCATTTTTTAACGATTATGGCGTTATTATAGGTGATGAAGCACATTTATTCAAGAGCAAATCCTTGATTGAAATCATGACAAAACTTCATCATGCAAAATATAGATTTGGATTTACTGGAACTTTAGATGGAACTCAAACTCACAAATGGGTTTTAGAAGGTGTGTTTGGCCCATCCTATAGAGTTACAAGAACAATTGAATTAATGAAACAGGGATACATCTCTCAATTAGATATTCAGTGTCTCGTTCTTAAACACTTACCACAAAGATTTGAAACTTATGAAGATGAGATACAATATTTAATTACTCATGAGCAAAGAAATAAATTTATTACAAATCTTTCTTTGGATCTAAAAGGAAACACTTTAGTTCTTTATAGTCGTGTAGAAACTCACGGTGCAATACTTTACGAACTCATAAATACATCTAGACAAGATGACCGTAAAGTATTTTTTATACATGGCGGAGTGGATGCTGAAGAAAGAGAGTTGGTGAGAGAGATTACGGAAAAAGAAAACAACGCAATTATTGTTGCTTCTTATGGAACCTTTTCTACTGGTGTTAACATTAAGAACCTTCATAATGTTATCTTTGCTTCCCCCAGTAAATCGAGAATTAGAAATTTACAATCAATTGGAAGAGTACTTAGAAAAGGAAAAAATAAAACTAAAGCAGTCTTGTACGACATTTCTGATGATTGTACTCATAAGTCAAGAAAAAACTATACTTTAAATCATCTGATTGAACGTATAAAAATATATAACGAAGAAAACTTTAATTACGAAATTATAACAATACAAATAAAGAAAAATGGGAATTGAAGAAGATTTTTACGCAACAATTAAATTAAAAACAGGTGAAGAAATATTCGCAAAGATAGCAGCTTCGGAAGAAGAAGATAGGACGATGCTGATTATTTCAAATCCCATAGTTATTTCAGAAATAAAAAATAGATCAAAAACAGTAGGATATAAAGTAGAACCTTGGTTAAAAACAACAAAAGATGATATGTTTATTATCAATCTCTCTGATGTTCTGACTCTCTCAGAGTCTTCGGACATAGAAATAATTATGATGTATCAATCTTATGTGCGGCAATCTAGTAGAGAAGAAAATAATCAACCAAGAATGAGTCGTAGAATGGGATATGTATCTAACGTTACTGATGCTAAGGAAATACTAGAAAAAATCTTTAAGCTTTCTTAAGTTATAACTTATGAACCTCCACAAAGGTTATTATACGAATATTTTAACCTCTTGTCAACCATTTGAAAAAGTGTTATAATATCTACATAATAATGAAAAAAACTTATGATAACTACAGCAGTTATGAATAAAAGAAAAAGGTCAGAACATTATGTAAATAATAAAGAGTTTCTTGCTGCTCTCATTAAGTATCGTGAGGATGTGGAGATCACTTTTATTCAACTATATGGAAGAGAACCTTTAAAAGAAGATAGAGCAAAAAAGTGGGAAACAAAACCTCAAATTCCCAGGTATGTGGGTGAGTGTTTTTTAAAGATTGCAAATCACCTTTCCTTTAAGCCAAACTTCGTAAACTATATGTTTAAGGAGGATATGATTTCTGATGGTATTGAAAATTGCGTTCAGTATATTCATAACTTTAATCCAGAGAGATCACAAAATCCTTTCGCATATTTCACTCAAATTATTCACTTCGCATTTCTTCGTCGTATACAAAGAGAAAAACGTCAATTAGAAATTAAAAATAAAATACTTGAACGTTCTGGATTTAGTGAAGTATTTACCGACGACAATACTATTGACACGGGTAACTATTCGGATTATAATTCCATTAAAGATGGCGTTCACAGCAAACAACGTTACTAAATGAAAGTTGCAATCTTAACAGACACTCACTACGGAGCACGAAAAGGGTCAAAACTTTTTCATGACTACTTTGAGCAATTCTATAAAAACATTTTCTTCCCGACACTGGAGCAGTACGGGATTACAACTGTTATTCACATGGGAGATGCTTTTGATAGCCGTAAATCAATTGATTATCAAAGTTTAGATTGGGCAAAAAGAGTTGTATTTGAACCTCTTAAAAAATATGATGTTCACATGATTGTTGGTAATCATGATAGTTATTACAAGAATACAAATAGTACTAACTCACCACAACTTTTGTTAAAAGATTATCTCAATATTAAAACTTATTCTTCACCAACAGAAATTAAAATTGAGAACCTTAATATTCTTCTTCTTCCTTGGATTTGTGTAGATAACGAAGAGCAAACACTTAATATGATTAAGAAAACCAAAGCAAAAATTGTAATGGGGCATCTTGAACTTCAGGGGTTTAAAGTAAATCGTCAAATTGTAATGGATCATGGTTTAGAAGCAAATATTTTTAAAAACTTCACTAAAGTATTTTCTGGACACTATCATACTCGTTCTGATAATGGAACAGTATTTTATCTCGGAAATCCTTATGAAATGTTTTGGAATGATGTAAATGATCCAAGAGGATTTCATATCTTTGATACTGAAACATTAGAACATACTTCAGTTAATAATCCTCACAAACTCTTTTATAATATTTACTATGAGGATACAGACTATCAAACTTTTGATGCTCGTGAGTATGAAAATAAAATTGTAAAAGTTATAGTTCGTAAAAAGTCTGATATTAAAAAGTTTGAAAAGTTTGTTGATAAACTCTATTCTTCTAATATTGCAGAATTAAAGATTATTGAAAATTTTGACATTCAAGAATCAGAAGACTTTGAAGCATTTGAGAATGAAGATACGATTTCTATTCTGAATAGATACATTGAAGAAGCAGAAATCAATCTTGATAAATCAATCATTCAGAAAATGATGCAAGAAATATATCAAGAGGCATGTGAGTTAGATTAAATGTACATTCTAACAATTGCTGATAGAGAACAAGACGGTGTATATTCTGTAGTTGATGATGATGGAAATGATATTCTCTATCTTTTTCAAGAAAAAGATGATGCAATAAGATATACTTTATTGTTAGAAGAAGATGGATATCCCGAAATGCATATAATTGAAATTGAAGATCGTGTAATGATGAAAACTTGTGAAATGTACGGATACCAATATGTACTTATTACTCCCGATGACATTGTAATTCCTCCAAATATTGATTATGATCTTATTTAAGAATATAAAATATAAGAATTTTTTGTCTACTGGTAATCAATACACTCAAATTGATTTTACCAAAAACAGAACTAATTTGATTGTCGGTACAAATGGTGCTGGTAAGAGCACTGTTCTTGATGCTCTTACTTTTTCTTTGTTTGGAAAACCATTTAGGAAAATCAATAAACCACAACTTGCTAATTCTGTTAATGAAAAAGATTGTATAGTTGAGATTGAGTTTACTATTGGTAGTATTGACTGGAAAGTTGTAAGAGGAATTAAACCTGCTGTATTTGAAATTTGGAGAAATAATTCTGTTTTAGATCAAGCTTCTGCTTCACTTGACCAACAAAAGTGGTTAGAGCAAAATGTTCTGAAGATGAACTTTAAGTCTTTCACTCAAATTGTTATTCTTGGAGCAAGCACTTTTGTTCCTTTTATGCAACTTTCTGCTGCTCATCGTCGTGAAGTAATTGAAGATCTTTTAGATATTAAAATCTTCTCTTCTATGAATGTTGTAATTAGGGAAAAAATAAGATCTTTAAAAGACGAAATTAAGGTCTTAGATCTTAAGAAACAATCTCTCGTAGATAAAGTTAAGATGCAAGAGAACTTTATTGGTGAACTTGAGAATCGTGGTAATGCCAATATAAGTGCCAATCAAAAAAAGATTGTCAATTTAGATGGTGAGGTTGGTATTTATTTGAGAGAAAGTGGTGTTCTTGAAGAAAGCATCTTTGAGAAACAAAAAAAAGTTGAAGAATATGTTGGTGCCGGGAATAAACTTAAAACACTTGGAACATTAAAAGGTAAGATCTCCCAAAAAGTATTTGCCATTACAAAAGAGCATAAATTCTTTACAGAAAATTTGGTTTGTCCTACCTGCACACAAGAGATTGACGAGACCTTTAGAATAAATAGAGTTAACGATGCTCAATCTAAAGCAAAGGAATTGCAGTCTGGTTATAAAGAACTTGAGGAAGCAATTAAAGATGAAGAATACCGAGAGCATCAATTCCTCACTCTATCTAAGGAAATTTTAAAACTTACAAATGACATTTCTCAAAACAGCATTAAAATTTCTGGATGTCAGAAACAGATCAGAGATCTTGAATTTGAAATTCAAACTATTACCCAACAACTTAAAAATAGAAATACTGAACATGAAAAGTTAGAGGAATTTCAGGGCAATTTAAAAATTACATACAACGACCTTTCTTCCAAGAAAGAATCAATAAACTATTACGATTTTTCTTACAGTCTACTTAAGGATGGTGGAGTTAAAACTAAAATTATCAAGAAGTATCTTCCGATGATTAACCAGCAAGTAAACCGTTATCTACAGATGATGGATTTCTACATTAATTTTACACTTGATGAGGAGTTTAACGAAACCGTCCAATCACCCATTCACGAAGATTTCTCCTATGCTTCTTTTAGTGAAGGAGAAAAAGCACGAATAAACCTTGCTCTAGTTTTTGCTTGGAGAGAGGTTGCAAAGTTTAAAAATTCAGTTCACACTAATCTCATTTTATTTGATGAAGTATTTGATGGTTCACTTGATGGATTTGGAACTGATGAGTTTCTAAAAATTATTCGTTATGTAATTAAAGATGCGAATGTTTTTGTCATTTCTCATAAGACTGGTCTTGAGGACAAATTTGAAACTATCCATCGTTTTGAGAAAGTCAAAGGTTTTTCGCATATAGTGTCTTAACTGGATTAAAAAAATGCAAGTACCAAACCGATTCCACCATTCTAAAAAGGAACAAAAACGAAAACTTAAACCACAAGCACTGAGGCAAGCTAAAGCACGACTTGCCCAGTTTAAAAAGTGTTACATGGGTCGTCTAAAAGTCGACCCTTCGTCATATGATAGGTTAATACAAATACAGATCTGCAATGTCGGTTAATCACGAAATCAAATCTCAACTTGCTCGTTTGCTTGCGACTGAAGACCTTGTAGTTGAGCATAAAAGGGTTGAGACTGCTTGCTTTAATGTTCATACTCGTGTGCTCACTCTTCCTCTATGGGAACATGCCTCTAATGGTTTGTATGATATGCTGGTAGGGCACGAAGTGGGACATGCTTTATTTACTCCAGATGAAGATTGGTTGGAAGAACATAAGATCCCTCAACAGTTTGTAAATATAGTTGAGGATGCTCGTGTAGAAAAATTAATGAAACGTAAGTATGCCGGACTTGCAAAGACATTTTATAGTGGATATAAGGAACTAAATGAAGATGACTTCTTCTCAATTGTTGATGAAAATGTTTCCACTATGAATCTTGCTGATCGTGCAAATCTGTGGTTCAAAATAGGAAATCATATAGATGTTCCGATTAAACGTGGTGAAGAAATGGAAATCATTAATTTGATTGCTGATGTTGAAACTTTTTCCGATTCTTTAGTTGCGGCAAAAAAACTTTATAACTACTGCAAAAAAGAAAAACAAGAACAAGAATCTCAAAAAAATCAAGTAGATTCTGAGTCTCCTGCAAATAAAATTGAAGGAACTCCCGACTATTCTTCTGAGCAAGAGGATGATAGTAATAACTCTCGACAACAAACAACAGAAACTGGTGATACTCTTGGAGGTCAAGTTTCCCAAAGTTTTACTCAACAAGAAGAACCTGAAGTTCGCACCGCAAGTAACTTAGAAGATAAAATTCGTAAACTTACAAACAATGATGGTCAAGAAAATGTTTATGTTCAGATTCCTCCGGTAAATCTTGATACTATAATTGCTAAGAACTTTGATGTTCATAAAGAAATTGATGCTTGTTTTAAATTCCAACAAGACAATTGTCTAGAAGAAAAACTTTTTGAAAATGTAGATCAGCAATTTAAGAAGTTTAAAGTTTCTGCACAAAAGGAAGTTAACTATATGGTGAAGGAGTTTGAGTGCCGTAAGGCAGCAGATAGTTATGCTCGTGCTTCTACTGCTCGCACGGGGGTTCTTGATACTGCTCGTCTACATTCTTATAAGTTTACTGAAGACCTCTTTAAGAAGGTTACTATCATTCCCGATGGTAAAAATCATGGACTAGTATTTGTGCTTGATTGGAGCGGATCTATGCAGAATGTTCTTTTAGATACTTGCAAACAACTCTTCAATTTAATTTGGTTCTGCAAAAAAACTTCAATTCCTTTTGAGGTTTATGCATTCACTAATGAGTGGCGTCGTGGTGAATATGATTATGAAACAGGTAAGTTTAGTCCTGCAGATAGAATTCCACACTACGAAAAGAAAGAAGGTTTGCTTCAAGTAGAAGAAGGATTTTCTTTATTGAACCTTCTCACCAGTAAAGTTTCTCAAAATGTATTGGAACATCAGATCTTAAACATCTGGCGTCTTGCCTCTTGTTTTGAAAGCACCTACACTTATGGGTATACTAATCCCGTTCGTCTCTGTCTTTCTGGAACACCACTGAATGAGGCACTGATTAGTCTTCATCAAATTCTTCCTAAGTTTCAAAAGGAGAATAACCTCCAAAAGGTTCAGTGTATTGTTTTAACTGATGGTGAAGCAAGTCATATTCCTTATCATATTGAAGTAAAACGTGCCTTCGATAAGGAAACTTATACTTATATGGGATCTAATCATGTTCATCCAGAAAGAACCTTTTTGCGTGATAGGAAACTTGGAACTACTTATAAGTTTGGATATGGATATTATGAATTTATTGATGTTTTTCTTCGCAACCTTAAAGACAAATTTCCCTCAATAAACTTCATTGGTATCCGTGTTCTTGCTGCTCGTGATGCACATCGTTTTATTAATCTCTATCATTCTTCGAGTGATAAAAACTATACAAAGATTCAGAGTGATTGGAAGAAACTCAAAAGTTTTACTATCACTAACTCTGGTTATGATGCATATTTTGGTATTTCTTCATCTGCACTCTCTGAAGAATCTGAGTTTGAGGTTGCCGAGGATGCAACCAAAGCACAAATCAAATCTGCTTTTGTTAAATCTTTAAAAACTAAGAAACTCAACAAAAAAGTTCTTGGTGAGTTTATATGCTTGATTGCTTAATAAATAATTAGAAAAATGAAAAATAAATTTCCACTTGAGCACTTAGTCAAGTATGATACAAAAGAAGTATGGGTAATCTGTGAGAGTGCGATTACTGCGATGGGTGTTGGTGCTTTTGTAAAAAAGTATTATCTCGGTTATAGGGGTAAGATCGTAAGTAGGCAAATCTTTGATGAACACAAAAATCAGTTGACAAACTGACCATCCAGAAATTTGGAACACTCCTTTTTGTTCTATAATGACTACAGTTGAAACAAATTACTCACGTTATGATCCGCACCAAAATGACCGACAATCAAATCCTAACTGATCTTAAAAACACCTTTGGCAAAGAATTTGTTGCTGCTGATGTTCGTGGTTATTGTGCCTCTAAAAACATTTCATACCAAACTGCCACAAAACGTCTTGAAAACTTTAAAGTCGGTCGTGGAAAATGGAATCTTGAAGTTACTCAACAAAAGGTGGAAGAAATCGAACGTACTTTTCAGTCTCCTGCTGCTCTCTCTGCCGTGGAACAAACTCTTATTCCTGATAAAGATGATACTTTCGTCAAGTTTGGTAACTTCAATGATATTAAAAAAATTATTCAGTCCCGCATATTTTATCCTGCGTTTATCTC